CTTCAATGGTTCTGCCTGGCTTGTCTAAACTAGTATTACTGCGGGCATTGCCAGTCTTGATAGGAGTTATGCCACGAAAGTATTGGTAAGCATCTTCAATGACAGTTTCGCCAACCTTAGGGGCTTGTGCAAATAACTTGCTAACACCTTTGGTATTCACTGATACTTTCATGCTCTCTCCTTTATTTTAAGTAGTTCATCAACGCTGACGTCTGGCACATAGTCTTTCTTACTTGAATCTTGTATGTGTCTTTCATAGGTCAGTGCCATATCCATAATAACCAAATCAAATGTTGAAGCCTCTACCATGATCTTACTGGGCAACATACCATAGCGTTGCCCCATTTGATCAAGACTAAGAATTAAACTTGTTTCAATACTTTTAGGATCTATGGACTCCTGTGTTACTTTCCCAGCGTTTCTACAACCTTGCCAATGACTTTGGTCATAATGCCTGTAGGCAATACTAGGTCGTCTTTGACAACTGGCTGTCCTTCTTCATCTAATACCATGCCATTTACCATGGCAACCATGTCTTGAAAATCCTCTGGCTTCATTTGTGCTAGGCGAACAAACTGATCCATAGGTTGTCTATCGTAAATCCAAAACTCCAATGCTTCTCCGTATTCCGTGACAATGTCTGCGTCGTCAAGAATCATTTTGACTAACTTGGGTTTTGCTGTAATTTGTGTAAGTTTCATCTTTATACCTTTTGGTCTTTTAATATGTGTATGACTGCTAGGGCGAATCCCAAGCGAGATTTTATCTTGTCTAAATCACCTTGTGCTGATTTTATTTCGTGCAATGATTTTGCAACTTCAGCCTCAAGACTTTTTAACAGGTCCTCATCTGTGTGGTCTCTTAAATCCATAAATCTTTCTCCTGCCGTATATTTAACGCTAAATGAAAATAGGGCTCCTAAAAGCCCTATTTTGTTAGTCTAACTTATGATTAGGCTACTGTGCCAACAGTTAAGTCGCCATTCACAGAGATAGTGATTGGTGAGACCCAAACTGGTGCTGTTGGATTTACAGTAGGTGCTAGGTTAGTGATATAACCACTTCCTGACACATACTTTGCTCCAACTCCACGTCCATTGAAATAGACACGGAACTGAACTTCAGTAGCATCATTGCTGAGATCAAACAAGCCAGCAGTGGAACCACTTCCAGTGAAGAATGTGGTGCTGTCTAACACTAGGTTAGCACTGACAGAGTTTGTCGCAGGTGTTGATACTGCTAATTGTGCGAAGGTATCTAACTGTGTCCAGTTAAAAACTCCCGCTGAGTTGTTGATAGTGATATCCTGCAGAGCGGGCACTATATAACCAGTTGTTGTGCTGGAAATTGCAGTCGCTGTGTTAGCGATTTGCAGTGTTGCGTTCTGTGTAGGAGCACTGACGTTGATGTAAGCCATTATGTTTTCCTTTTATGTTGTTGCTTGATTCAGTCTAAACTCAAAGGTGTAAGTCAATACATCTTCTTGTTTATCTACGGTGTAGTCGCTTTCGTTGCCAAAATTGACTATACCTGTGCTTGCTTTTGTTGATAATATCTTTGAAATCACGGAGTCTAACTGACTTGGTGGATTCTTAGCGTCAACCGCTAGATACACTTCTGTGATGAGATCATTCTGAAATACTTCTCCACCGTTGAGTGTAGGGATTAGAGTTGTCTCCTCCATACGCTCACGATCTACATAGATTTTCTTCATGTTCTTGCGATAAAGAGGTAGGCCTCCCTGTTCCCAAGGCAACTCACTGGCAACAGCAAACTGGGTAAGTGTGCTGGTCGCTGAGGTTATTGCTGATAACAGTTCTGCTCTCATTATCTTGCTCTCACTAGATTGACTCTGGTTGGTAGTTTTTCTAACACTGTGATTGTGCCATCAGCGTCAAAATCATACCATGTTCCATCTTCAATCAATTCTCTAAACAGTTCCTCATACTTGGTTCTATAGATCCCAATCTTCGTGGCTTCTGCGGTATCTTGCTGTGTAAAGTCTGCTATTTTTGGTAGCAAATATTGATACAGGGTAAAATACACACATAGGTCAGTGAAGTCCGCTTGCCTACCTAGAATTAAATTAGGGTTAGGCAAGGGCACATCAGGAGTAGAACGAGTATTAGTCGCTTGTCTTTGTGTATCGTTGGCTTCAATTAAGTAATACCTTTTCCACCAACTAGTGTTGCGGATCAATTGCAGAATGCGGCTTGTGGCTTTTTCTGTTAGATCCTCAACAGTAGTGGCGTCAGCGATACCTTCATTGGCTTCAAATAATCTTTGGTCAGTTTGAGTGACATCAGAATATTCTGCAAATGCAATTACATTTCCACCTGAACTAATGAAGGCCATCGTTGTCTCCTAATGATTAGATAGAGCTGTCAAATACAGCAGATACGCCGTAGCCTTCATAGACCACGCCTGTGCCATACATAGCACTTCCAACAACATCAGTGCCTAAACCGCGAGCACGTCTTTGTGTTTCAATCTGGATATCACGCATCAAGCCAAAGCCTAGTGCATCACGGTGGAAAATAGCACCCTGATAATCACCAGAGGCTCCGCCAGCGATCAATGGAGCATTAGAACTTTCAAATACGTTCATTCCAAATAAATTTCCAACATAACCCATTCTCATGGCTTCATTGGCAACATCACCATAAGCACCAGCAGTGAATACTACGTTACCTTGGCTGGTCAATGCTGACTTCAAGTCATAGGCTACACTTGGGTGCAATACACAAGCCAAGCCGTCAGTTGGAACACCAGCACTCTTCAACTTGGTCAAGCCTTGCATTAGCAATGCGGCTGTGATAGTTGTAGAACTAGATCCAATCACGTTTGTAGTGAAGTTAGCGAATTGACCCATTAAGTCTTGGTCAATCTTTTTAGCAATAGCATTACCAAATAGTTGTCCTAGGTCAGCAACCACGTTGCTAGCACTTGCTTGAACAGCAAGGTCAGTAACCATAGTCATCAAACCAACTTGTCCAATGGTGAATGTTGCAACATCTGTAGAAACTGCTGTGTTAGAGAAATCATCACCTTCAGTCAATGTTGCCGCAGTTTGCACTGGGTAAATTGGAACTTGAATTGTCTTACCCTGAGCAGGTGCTAGAGTATAATTTTTAACGAGGCCACGCATGATACTGCGCTCGTTTGCCACAAACAATGCTTCTTGAACGATTGTAGGTAACAGGTCATTTAATGTTACGGAAGTTGAACCAGCCATTTTAAATTCTCCTTAATAGTTTTTGTTAGGCTATCCCAGCAGTCTTACGATACTCAGCGTATAGTTTACGATCTGCGGGATTTGACATATTCAATTTTGATATGTCAAACTTTTCTTTTGTCTGTGATAAATTACTTTTTCCACTAGTAGTAGTTGGTCCTGCTGATTTAAAGTGAGGATTGTCATCTAAGAAACTGCGAACTAGATCATCAACACCAAGAGCCTTGCCCTTGTCATTGTATCTAACTGCACCTGCTTGATCAACTATCTCAACTTCTCCTTCAGCATTCAATCTCACATTAGGTTTAAGTAGGGTTTTAACCTGCTCTACATTCACTGCGCCATACTTGGCTGCTGTGGCTACTAATGGAGTGTCAACACTGTAATTTCTAATGATGTCATCACGTTTACGTATTTCTTCATCTTTCTTGGCAGCAAGATCACTAAGGACTTTTTCAAAGTCTCCACGCTTTTTAGATTCCTCTAATGAACGTGCTTCTTTATCTGCTTTTAATTGACGAAGTTCCTCAATGTCACCTAAATCACCAAACTGCTTTTCATATTTGCGAGCAATAGCACTTTTTAATTTTGCTGAATGATCATCAAACTCTTTTTGTGAATAGGTTTTCTCTGGGGTAGCCTGGGAATTGTTTTCTGATGTTCCAGTATCATCTTGATTGCCAATGTCTTGTTGACTCATTGTTAGTCATGCCTTTTATAAAGTGGGTGAGGAGGGGATAGGTCCTCCTCGTGTTGATATTTATAGTCAATGACTATAAACGGGTATATATCATTATTTCTTTGGTGGTTTAGGATATTTCTTTTTGTTTTTGGCAGTTCTCATGCCTCTTGTTGGTAATGGATTGTTCATAATGTTTCTCCTTATTTTAATAAACCAAAGTGACAATGCCACCTGCACCACCGTGGCTCAATGCGTGGATAACATCACCAGGATTGATTGTTATTCTAGTAACAGAATTTACAGGAAATAAAGCACTGCTGGTTGTTGCTGTGGTATTCACTGCAAGAAATTGACTGTAGGTGCCACAGATAACTGTGACTTCAGTCTCACCAATGGCTGTAAATGCTACATCAGCGACTCCAGTTGTTTTAGTTTCAAAATTGTTTAATCTCATTTCGTTTCCTTAATATAGCACTGTGAAGTGTCCACCTGACCCACTGCCATCACTGCGGACGTGAATAACATCCGCAACAGCAAGTTCAATGTCTAATACCGCACCTACTGGAATGTAGATGCTAGCAGTGGTTGCCGTGGCATTTAAGTTCACATAGTGTGGAGTTAGACCACTGATAATTTTAACTTCTGTTTCTTTAATATTAGTCAATGCTTGGCTTGCTGCCGTTGTTTCAACTTGAATAAATCTGTTTAGTCTTGGGTTCATAATAGTTTTCCTTAGTTGTTCCTTGCTGCTTCACTGGCAGCATAGACAATGTCTTCTACTGTGATGCCAGGCATTGCTGCCATGATTTCTACATTGGTCATGCCTGTCATGATCATCTCTTGTATTTGTTTAGCAACGTCTGCATTTAGACCTGTAGTGTATGATTCTTCTTCATAGGGCTCCCACTTGGCGCACCAGAACACTGCACGAACTGGTGCGTCAAACTTGGTGCAATACATCTCACCTGGCTTGTAGTATTCACAGTTACCGCAATTCTGCCCTAGAGGAACATCTGGGTTGCTGGCTGGTTGATAGGCTGCTGGCAAGTTGCTGTTGATCTCCTCACCATCAGGATATAGTCTACCCACTTGAGGATTAGGATCAATGAAAGGCAAGCGTTCTGTTTCTTCACCTAAAAGGTCAAGTAATTGTTCATCAATAACACGGAACATAACAGGATCAGTGGCAGCAGCCTTGGCGCTGACCAATTGACTGATCTCACGCTGTTCATCACGGATGTTAAAGCTGTCTGGATATTCAATCTCACCTTCCCACACTAGACCTTGATACTCACCAAATAGACGCCAGATTTGTTCTTCTGCAAGTTCCATTTGATCTGCTTTCTCTGCCAGCTTGGCGTTGAGCAATTGGAATTCAGTTTCTAATGCCACACCACTTGAAGTTTGTGTTTTAGTTGTGCGAACACCTGAAGTGAAGCTCATGCGTTCAATGCTTTCAACCAACTTGTCAATGCTAGAATGAATGTTGTTTACGCTGGTTCCGCCTGACTCTAGATAGTAGGGATTCAAACCCGGATCACTGCCTTCTTGCAATTGAATGATAGCGCCTGCACCCGATCCTAATTGTGCAGTTGGGGGAACAACAAGACTAGGATGTCCGTCTAAGCGAATAGCCTGTTCATTCTCACTGGTCAAGTTATAAATCTGACGTTGAACGTCTGCAATGTCAGTGATGTCACTAACGCCAATGTCTTTGGTAATGCCACGTTGATTGTAGACCAATATGGCAGGAATCTTACCCAGCATATTCAATTCTTCATCACGCAGGTATGCAGTCTTTTGAACATCGTCCATTTCATATGTTTTTATAGTGTCACGTGTCCATTCTTTTACAATGGTAATTTTGTCAACAACTTCTTCAACGTATTTGAAATAGGCAAGTTCATAGCGGCCACTGGGCATACGCTCCCAACGCCAATCGCTTACTACCAATGGAGTTAACAGATTAACATAAGGACGAACGCCCATAGATTGTTCATCTGCGGCAGTCTGTTGTCCTACATAGGGTTTGGTCATTATGATCCAACTCATACCGAACACTGAACTCCAGATGCTTACCTGTTTCATAAATGCGTCTAGGCTGCGTCCTTCTAGATCAGCATCTTTGAGGAATGCTTCAACGTCGGGCATGTATTCCCAACTGGCTAATTCACGCTCTGGTTCTTCACGGAACAAGAAACTTACATAAGTTGAAATAACACTTTGACAGTGATTGTCTAATGGAGTATTGTTTAGACGTGCTTGATATTCATTAGCAGTTTCTAAAACATATTTGGTTAAGTATCCACTTTGGCGATATTCTTCTCCGCCTGCATATG